GAGTAATAGTAATCAATACTAATTGTTTACTTATACCCGAGTTTAAAGCAGTGCACGATGCTTACAAAAATCCCATTCCTGCATTCAGTTTTCTACATCATATGTATGCGCCTAAAGGACCATACTGCAATACTCCTGAAGAGGATAAAGAAGAAGTTCTATTTATGGATTTTCCAGGAGAATATACTCTAGAAGATGAGGTGATGATCAAAGCCAAAGAGAAGATTGAATTCTTTATCATGACTCCGTCCTACAGATATTATCTTGACAATAAGATTCTTCTAGAAAAAATGGGTAAATTTGCAAGAACCACTGCAATCACCTCCGGGCGGGACGGCAATCTTACAGCATTCAATGCTCAGATTAAATCAGTTGGAAAGACCATTACCGAGTTTAAAGTAATGGAAAAGGAGATTATGAAGGAGATGGATGAGATGAAAATAAAAGTACGTGGAGATAGAAAGAAAGCTTATGACCAATAACTTTATAGAAGTATCAACTTGGGATTCCGGCTTCTGGACAATAACAGAATTCGCTACCCGTCAGGATTTCATTGATTTTGTAAAGCCCCTGTTCAAAGAACCAGGTAAATACAAGTTTGATGATACTACTGAGATATTTAATGCCGAGGCCCGTAAATATAATGACAAAGGTTTTTTCTGTCCATTTATTGAAGGGTCTCTTGATTTTAGAAAATATTGGGATGATCAAAAACGTAAATGTAGATCAGGTGTTATCTTCAAGAATAATGGTGAGACCTGGTATCTCCCGCGCGAGTATTACATGTGGATAAACTTTCTTCCTATTAATGATAAAATGGCAAGGAAGTTTGCCTTTCCTCAAGTTTGGGATACCCAATATCATCTTGCTCTATATGAATTATTAGCAGAATTACATTACCTGCATGCCGGAATTCTCAAGAAACGTCAGATTGCTTCTTCATATTTTCATGCTGCCAAGTTGATCAATCAACTTTGGTTTGAGGAAACACCTATTCTTAAAATGGGTTCTTCACTTAAAGATAAGATTAATGAGAAAGGTACTTGGAAATTTCTAGATGAATACCGTTCCTTTCTTAACTCAAAGACTGCTTGGTACCGTCCAATGAATCCAGGTAAAATCATGATGTGGCAACAGCAAATTGAAGAGACTGTAAACGGAAGACCAGAGATGGTTGGAGGTAAAGGTACAATTCAGGGTGTTACTTTTGATAAGGATGCATCTGCAGGTGTCGGTGGAGCTTGTACCTATTTCTTCTATGAGGAAGCCGGGATTGCCCCAACTATGGATATTACAATGGAGTTCTTGTTACCCGCTCTTCAAATGGGTGAGATTACAACAGGAACTTTTATAGCAGCAGGGTCAGTGGGAGAGTTAGATAAATGTAAACCTCTAGAACGAATTATCAAGTATCCTGAAGTAAATAGTATTTATGCCGTAGAAACTAATCTCCTTGATGACAAAGGAACTATTGGAATGTCAGGATTATTTATTCCAGAGCAGTGGAGCATGCCTCCCCATATTGATGTCTATGGTAATTCTCTACCTGAAGAAGCACTTAAGGCTTTGGATGCTCAATTTGTTATATGGAAAAAGGACCTTACTCCAGAACAATATCAATACAGGATATCACAAAGACCACGTAATATTGCTGAGGCATTTGCATTTAGAAAAATATCTAAATTCCCAACACATTTGCTTGCTGCTCAGAGGAGACGTATTGAAGATAAAGATTACGCGTATGAGCTCATAGATATTCAACGTAATTCAGAAGGAATAGCAGAAATAAAAACTACTAATAAGATTCCTATCACAGAATGGCCAATAACAAAAAAGACTGAAGATAAAACAGGTTGCATTGTTATGTATGAAAGACCTGACCCAAAAGCTCAATGGGGAACTTATTATGCTTCCGTAGATCCCGTGGCAGAAGGAAAGACCACAACTAGTGAATCACTATGTTCTATTTATGTTTATAAGAATCCGATTGAAGTAACAAGGATTGATAAAGCAGGTATGGTTCAAACTTATATTGAACAAGATAAGATTGTATTAGCCTGGTGCGGACGTTATGATGATATAAATAAAACTCATGAAAGGCTCTCTATGATTATAGAGCTTTATAATGCTTGGACTATTGTTGAAAATAATATATCTTTGTTTATATCATATATGATTAGTAAGAAGAGACAGCGTTATCTAGTCCCTAAAGATCAGATTGTATTTCTTAAAGATATTGGTTCTAATCAGAATGTTTACCAAGCGTACGGGTGGAAGAATACAGGAACACTTTTTAAAGCCCATCTCCTTAGTTATCTGATAGAATTCCTTAAAGAAGAATTAGACACAGAAACTAAGGAAGATGGCACCATAGTAAAAATTACTTATGGTATTGAGCGCATCCCAGATATAATGGCCATTGTTGAAATGGAAGGGTATGGAGACGGAGATAAAGTAAACGTGGATAGATTAGTAGCTCTAGCGGCTTTAGTTGCGTTTGCAAAAGTACAACAAGCTAACAGAGGATATAGGAAAAGAACTGACGATCAGAGTGATAAAAACTTGCAAAAGTCAGATAATTTGTTTAAATTAGGAGTACAGTCTCCCTTTAAACATATAGGGATGGGAAACAATAATACTAATAGAAGACCACCAAGATCAGGATTTAAAAACTTAAGATAAGATGAAAGTATTAAATGCAATGCAGCTCAAGAGTGGGGCAAAATCTGAATACAACCGTATGGGTAGTATTACTCAACCTATACAATTTATACCCCGTATAGAAAAAGATGAGAACTGGACTGCCTGGAATATGGATTGGCTTGAATGGAATGGTTTAAAACAATTACGTAGAAATGCCCGCAGGCTGATGAAAAACTATAAGCTTGCAAAAGGTATTATTGATAAGTCTGACTATATTGTAGAGGAAGACAATGAGATGAGAGATGTTGTTGAAACATTGGCTGACACCGATATAACAGCAATGGAACTTAAGTTTTATCCTATTATTCCAAATATTGTAAATGTACTTGTAGCTGAATTTGCTAAACGTAACAGTAAAGTAACCTTCCGTGGAGTAGATGAATATTCCTACAATGAACAACTGAACCTAAAACAAGAACAAGTAAGTCAGGTTTTATTATCTCAAGCACAACAAAAACTTTATGCTAAAATGGTTGAGGCTGGTATGGATCCTAATGATCCTGAAGTAGCTCAGCAAATGCAGGAACAGATGGCACCTGAGAAGTTAAAAACTCTACCTGAAATTCAAAGTTTCTTTACTAAAGATTACCGCAGTGGTGCTGAGCAATGGGCTTCTCATCAGTATGAAGTGGACGTAGATAGATTTGGTATGGATGAACTTGAAGAACGCGGGTTCCGTGATTCTTTAATTACTGACAGAGAATTCTGGCATTTCAATATGGGTGAGGATGATTATAACATTGAATTATGGAATCCTGTATTGACCTTCTACCATAAATCACCAGATGTGAGATATATATCTCAAGGTAACTGGGTAGGTAAAACTGAAATGATGACAGTGGCTGATGTTATAGATAAATATGGCTACTTAATGACTACTGTACAACAAGAGTCACTTGAGGCAATTTATCCAGTTCGTTCTGCTGGTTATCCAATTCAAGGATATCAAAATGACGGATCATTCTATGACGCAACTAAGTCTCACGACTGGAATACAAATATGCCATCTCTTGCTTATAGACAGTTTACATCTATGTGGGATAATGCATTACACGGTGGTGACATCATTGCTTGGTTACATGGACAGACTGAAGATTATACTGATATGGGAATGGCTTTCCTATTACGTGTAACTACTGCATATTGGAAGTCTCAACGTAAGGTTGGACATTTAACAAAAATTGATGATGTAGGAAATGTTAAATCAACACTTATTGATGAAACATATAAAGTAACTGATAAACCAGTCTACAACAATATCCTAATTAAAAATAAAACACGAGACACGCTTGTCTTTGGTGAGCATATTGATTGGATTTATATTAACCAAACATACGGTGGTGTAAAGATTGGACCAAATCATCCATCATTCTGGGGTATGAATAATCCAGGTGGAGTTAATCCAATGTATCTTGGTATCCAACAAAACAAAATAGGTCCGCTGAAATTTCAATTCAAAGGTGATGACACCCTGTATGGATGTAAGTTACCGGTGGAGGGTTCAGTATTTTCTGACCGTAACACGCGCTCCACTGCAATGGTAGATTTGATGAAACCATTCCAAATTGGATACAACATTGTGAATAATCAGATTGCTGATATCCTGGTTGATGAACTTGGAACTGTAATTGCCTTTGACCAAAATGCATTACCACGTCACTCCATGGGAGAAGATTGGGGTAAGAATAACTTGGCTAAAGCTTACGTTGCAATGAAGAATTTCCAAATGTTGCCGTTGGATACAACCATTACCAATACAGAGAATGCATTAAATATGCAGCATTTCCAAGTAATGAATCTTGAGCAAACTAACCGTATGCTTTCTAGAATTCAATTGGCTAATTACTTTAAGGGTCAAGCCTTTGAAGTAGTAGGTGTTTCACCTCAACGTTTGGGTCAACAAATTGGTCAAACTGATACAGCTACTGGTGTAGAGCAGGCAGTTTCAGGATCTTATGCTCAAACTGAAATGTACTTTATACAGCATTCAGATTACTTAATGCCTCGCGTACATCAAATGCGTACTGACTTAGCTCAGTTTTATCAATCAACTAAACCTTCTT